CGACTTGTGGAGCTACCCTGAGTGAAGTTAGGAACCACAGGCACAGCGTAGACAGGGCTAGATATAAGAAAAACAAACGGTATATACCTCCACATCTATTCGATAGTAAGGTCAGTAACAAATTGTCCGGTAAGAGTAACTCCTGTTCCCGTTCCAGGTGTAAGAGTTATGGTGTGATTTGCTAAGCCAATATCCGCAGTACCAACACTTGCTGCATTTGTAGATGTAATATCGCTAAAATTAGGTACAGTACCAACTGAAGGTACAGCATTTGGTGTGGCATCTCCTTCTGTATAACTTTGGCTGAAGGAAAAAGCAGAACCCGATGTCGCCTGTGAAGCAGTGGGAAATGTTATAGATGGTATGCCTGTTGTGACATCACCAAATCCACCCACAGTAGCTGCTGAGTTTGAATCCACTGTTGTAATATTATTTCCTGAGATACTGTATGAGCTACCAATTTTGTCAGCAGATGTACCTGCTGCAACTGCTTCCAGTTTTACACTGGAGGTTATACTGTGCTTCATATCAGCATATACAGGAGAACTAATCAATAAGCCTAATAAAATTAATTTTTTCATTTGATACCTACCTTGTTTTTACTATTATCCACTATTTTAGGAGCATTGCCATTTTTCTTTTTACCTGTCTGGACGCCTAGAGCGGCTAGTGAGCCACTGAAGATCGAGGCGATGAAAGTTGGATCGAAATCTACAATCTTCTTTCCACTAGGAGGCTCATAATAGCTCGCTGTCAACATTCCAGCAGACCATATAAGAACAGCAATTTTAACAATCGTTTCGACACGATTACCTTCTTTTTCTTCCTGTTCTTCCATAAAAGTTGCAATTCTTGTCTAATACTAGCAAAGTAGCTATGTTTGGGAAGTAACACATAAAAAACGATGGTAAAAATTTTTAAACCTATACTTATGATTTTTATTAAATCAAAGGCAATGAAGAGGTTAGTGCTTGATTTACTGAAAGCATTAGTAAAGCAAACAGATAACACAATAGATGATCAAGCAGTTGCTTTTATTGAAGCAAGGATGTTCCCAGGTTCTACTACTAATCTTCAATGAAAATAACTAAATTTCTCAACATAGATATAGAACCAGCACCTCCTGAGTTGGAACTTGAAATTGAAATGCAATGTAGAGAAATTATGAAAGCAAATGATTTAGATAATATAAAAAGATATTGCACTCATCTTGTTAGAAAAAAATTTGACCAAGATATATTTATGGCTTCGTTATTAAATAGATTGATTGAATTAGAAGCTAATCGTGTTGTAGTTGAAATGAGAAAAAGAAAACCAATAAATCCTATTGTAAAGTTTTTTCGTATTCGATAAGTTCTTCATCAGTAAAATCACGAACTAATAATTTATCTATCTTGTCTATTTCATAATTATATTTAAGGATTGCAGTTCTTATATGTTCTGTAACCCAACGACCTTCATCGTAAACTACTTGAGCTTTACCATTTTTTTTAATAAAAACATAATGATCTTGACCTTTCATTTGTATTTCTAAAAAGTTTTTTTCTAGATTTTTACGTCTTATTTCTTTAAGTTTTCGTAACTTGAGAATAGACTTTCTTACTGGTTTCATTGTTTAAATATAAGGCATAGTATAAAACATATGCCTTTTGTAAATTATTTTAAAATAGACCTTGTGAGCTAGTAACACCTTCTATTTTTTGTGGATTAATTTGACCAAAAAATCCGTTCCCGTCATCTGATTCCAACGCTTTAGCGTTGATGTATATACCTTCAGTTTTAACTGTGCCTTTTTCTTTCCCAAGATAAACTGAACCTCCAGCAGTTTTTGTATTTACTAAATTTTGAAAGTGATCCATCAGATGTGTAACTGATTCTGTTGGAATAAACAAACTTAGTTGAGGACCAAATCTACCATCATTGACAGTAAATTTAACAGGCAATGGAAGTGCTGGATTAAATTCTTGTTGTTGATTAGCCATTGAAATAATTTTGTAGTACGTTTTTAATAAAT